TAATCAATTTAATAATTAAATAATTTCATTATGAACAATTTAGTAACAGTACGCAAGAATGAAGACGGAACATTCATCAGTAAAACAAAGAACAAAGATATTGGCTTTGTAATCTATGAACAAAAGGCAATAGAACTTAGAAATGGTTGGTATGCAGATAAATCTTTGTCAGCATTAGTATTAGGTCCAATAGCCTTGCTTGAGTCTATGGACCACTCAAAACCATTGACAGGTAAGATTATTGTGCGTGAGCAACTTGAGCCATTCAATGATAAGGATTTGACATACAAATTAAAGTATGCCGGAGACTCAAAGATAGTATGTATGAAAGGGGATAAACCTATTTACAGAACTACAGAGTTTACCTCAGACCTTAATGCTCAGTCTACTTTTATTCAGCACACCAATGGTGCTGAGATAAGAGAGGCTAACAACTCTACTGTAGCTGTAGAGAGCTTGAATGCGTTTAAGCAGGAAACTGTAGATGCGTAATTGTAACATAGTAGCTTGTGGGTGGGCGTGCTTTTCAGCACGTCTGCTCCCAAACTATGTTTAGCACTTATAAAAATAGAATTAGTACAGAATGTTACTACTCTCAAGCAATAACTACTAACTATTGTTACATAGAGTCAAAAACAATTGAATTAAGTTATAAAAGTGTGGTAATTTTATTTTTTTTGTGTGTGTCACTCTGAATGTGAGGTCTTATACCCACAAAATACCACCTTTTACCACTCTTGTAACTATGAGTGTTACTAATAATATAAATATAGCTAACGTAGCTACAAGCGTAACTATTACACTCAACAATATAACAAGGGTAGTCTTTGTCTCTTCCTCTATAGGATAAGAGCCATATTACCCGCAATATTAAAACAGGCACATAGATAAATTCCTGTATAAACATGGTTGGTCTAATCCAGTGAGTTGCTGGCGTAAGAGAGAACTTACAGTAATCTAAACTCAATATGCTAATACCATAACTAGAGGAATGTGGATCAACAATACCAATAAGACTACAGGTTATGGTTATTAGCTTTATCATAATAACTAATAATCCTACCGCATGGATGGAGGTAAATAGCGGAGTGAATATCTCTATTAGTTATATCTTTTAAACCCGTGGCAACGGGAGTGTTGGGTGTCACTTTGTACACCAAGAGGAGTAGTTTGTCAGCTTAACCTCGTATACGTTAGGGTCAATGTACCTGTAAGGTTTGACAACCTGAAACCGTGTATTTGACTTGTCTGTTGAATATGTAACAGTCATCGTCAACCGGGTAAACGGTCGTTAAGAGGTAATCAGGCTCTTTATTTTTAACTCAAGAACAATATAAAGATACGTGTCTAGGTAATTCTAGACTAGTGTGACACACATGAAGTGAAGTAGGTTAATTACCTATAGTGTCTAATCAACCAATGAGTATGTTGGTAGGTGTTGGTCTCACCTAATAATCAAATGACTTATTCCTAACTATGAGTATTCATAGGACAGCCATGCCAGTTGTAGTTGGATAAAACAGACTGGCTTTTTTAAAATCTAATACTAAAACGTTATGAAAAAACAATTCTTATATTTTATTCTATTACTATTCATAGGTGGACCAATGTTACAATCATGTGGTTCTTCTCGTAAATGCTCTGTCAAGAAAAGTAAAAAGCATTTTGCAAAGAAGAACTATTGGAAACCTAAAAAGAGACACAAGAGATCCAAATGGGGTCGTTAATCATTAATCAATTAAATTATATATCATGAAATATTTATTCAAGTATCTTATCAAGTTAATCTTCGTAGCTGTTCTACCTTTTGCTATGACAGTAGTACTAGTTAATCTAGTTTATTACACACCTTGGTCACCTATTCTTATAGTTGCCTTTGGTATTGTAACCGCATTAACTTTCATCAATGCAATCTTCTATGCTATTCATATGGATAGAACATACCTTTTGCCTAGGATGAGAGTAAACGCAAGACCTGGAATTGGTCTTGACATAGAGAAAGTAACTCGTCATTGGGAACTAAAGTTACCTTTCTTAACTATAATCTTCCAAAGAAGAAAATAAAAAGTCTCGTATATGGACCACTAACAATACCAGTAATTATATATTATATTAATACTAGGTATTGAGGCTGTGTTCTTAATCAGATCAAAGACTATTACTGTTACATTTCATACTTGTTTGCAGTATGGTCTTTGATTACAATATAAAATCAATGGCAAAACAATATCACGTACAGGATGAAGTATTAAAAGGCATCCTTTCAGGTTTATTTGATCAAAAATCTATCAATAAACCAAACAATTTAAAATTTATAACAGATATAATATCTAAAGAAGTTAAAGATTCAGCTCTAGAAGCTATAATACATCTTATGCTAACAGAAAGAACTTTTGTACCAACAGAGATTGGTAGTTATGTTAGACTAGTACCACCAAACTATCATCAAGGCAGTGAATTTGAATTAGATGTTCTTGAAGACATGGGATTACTAGGTAAAGGTGATGAGTATAGTGACTATTATGTATATGGTCAAGTAGTTGGTGACTCTTCTTGGGGTTCTGATCCTTATGACCCGTTTTATTCTACTATAAAAGTGAATTTAATGTATCATGATGATGATAAAAACCTTAAGTTTGTAGAAACTACCGTTAGTCCTCTGCATGCTCTTAACATACAAAAGAGATTCATAACTTATTTTAAAAAAGTAAAACAAACAGAACTAAATTTTCAAGAAGATGGCAAAGATATCAATGGAACTATTGAACTCTGAACATAAATCATGGTTAGAGTTAGACAAATCACTTAAAAGGGTTGGAGGTCTTAATGTACCTTTTGGCATGTACATGCAAGAAAAGTATGCCTTTAAAGACAAGGATCTTACTGATGAACATGATACCAATATGGCCATGCTCATTATAATTAAGAACCATGTTGAAGGAATCAAATAGATATGGTATAGTTAAACATAAAGTATGTACAGATCCTAACTTGTCAGTTCAAGCTAAAGGCTTGTACAGTATATTATGCTGTTATGCCAATAAAAACAGAATTTGTTGGCCATCAATTAGTAAGCTTGCAGATGACTGTGGCTCAAGTCAATCATCAGTTAAAAGATGGATAAAAGAGCTAAAATCATATAAATATATAAAAAGAATAGGTAATAAGTTAACCATATTATGATGCGTTAGCTATATTTATGCTTTTTATTTTTGAGTTAAGTCCAAATTCACTTTATATTTCTGACACAGATTAAGTTATATTATTATCTTTGATAAACTTTAGATAAGATAATGATAATACAACTTCCTAATGGCAGAATCATAGAATGTTCCTTAGAACAGTACCTTTCTCTCTCTGATGAAGAGTACAATGATCTAAATGGCCTTAGCTCCGCATACACAAAGGAAGTGGTTGATCCATGGTATAATAAGTTTGCAAAAGCAACTGGTAAAGCTGTCTCAGATGAAGCAATAGAAAATATTGAAGAATATGAGCCTGCACTAGATGAGATTGAAGCTTATGAAAAACTGGAAGACCCGTATTTTCACTCTGATGATAGTTAATCATCACACACAATTATTTTATTAATCATTTAATTTTATTAAAAATGCAAAATCAAGTAGAAGTCCTAGCGGATGACATGGGTAATGTTGTACGCTTAAGTAAAAACAATCCAGAGTATTCTTTCATTAGATTAGGATACAAAAGTGTATCAATTGGTAAAGGTGGTTGGTTAAGAGAAAGAAATCTTACCACTCTTATTATGGGTACAACAGAGAATTTAACCTCTTATGCTAAAAATTTAGGTAAAACATTACCTGGTAAAATCATAGCAATAGAGTCTTTAGAACCTTTTAACAACACAAATCCAGACAGAGACCTGAAATATGCAGGTGACACTGGTATTATATGCTGTCAAGACGGACAACCTATTTATAGGAAAACAGAATATACTTATGATGTAGAAGCACAAGATATTCTGATTGAGCATACTAATGGTGATGCTATTCGTGCAGCTAATGAAAGCTCTTTTGAATTAGACAAGTCTAAGATCAAAAAAGCAACAACTGCAGAAGCATTTGGTTTGAAATCTGATGATACAACCACTGATGAGACAGAAGATGTCAATGAGATGGAAGTAACTGAAGAAGAAGTTGTTGCTGAAGTAGAAACAGAAGAAGAAGAAGTTCTTGAAGAAGAAACAGAAACTTTTGAACTGTAATTAAATTGTTAAAGGCTGGGGTGTAACAACCTCAGCCTATTTAACACCTCTTACTAAATACAACTAATAAATTCATAACTAAATAAATCAAACAAGTATGCTATCTAATGAACAAATTTCAAAACTAAAACTCAATGAAAAAGAACTAATCTTAAGTAGACGTATTGAGCGTTATCAATACTTAGGCCTTCTGGATGAATATCAATTACATCCTCCTTCAATTATTAACTCTTTTGAGTATAATAAACTTAATCCATATCAACATTTTTTGTTTAAACGTGTGTTGCATGGCCTTAATGTTTATAAACCTGAAGAAGTTACTAAACTGCACTGGGATAAGAAAAGACGCATTACAAAAGTTTGGAAACGTGGGCAAAGAGAAATCAATGCCTGGAAACAAACACTTTGTAATAAGAGAATTAATGCTTATCTTAGGAAAACATTTCCACACAGTCCTATGGCTCTTGCAATTGCAGATGTGCCAGCTGAGGAAACGTTAGATGATTACAAAAACACTCTTACATTTAAAGATTTAGGTATCAACTATGAAGATATAGTGCTTAAATTTATGTCAGTGGGTTTGTTACCAAATAACTTTTTTACTTTAAAACCAAATGGCAATTAAAAAAGTCTCAAACAAAATGTCCAAAATAAATGCTGCTTACTCTAAAAAGCGTAGGCAGTATTTAACGGACAATCCAGTCTGTCATGCAAAAATAGATAAATGTACTGTACAGGCTACTGATGTTCATCATAAACACGGTCGTGGTGTATATCACTTGGAAGTATCTACATGGTTACCAGTTTGCAGAAACTGTCACATGTGGATAGAAGAACACCCAGAAGAATCTTATGAATTAGGATTCTCAGGCTCAAGATCATAACTTTATGGTCCTATAGCTCAACTGGATAGAGCAACAGCCTTCTAAGCTGTAGGTTCTAGGTTCAAATCCTAGTGGGATCACAAATGGCCGGATGATGAAATTGGTAGACATGAAGGACTTAAAATCCTTTGGGCAGTAATGCCCGTGTGGGTTCAAATCCCACTCCGGCTACCAGGACTCTTAGCTCAGTTGGTCAGAGCACTCCGCTCATAACGGATAGGTCACAGGTTCAAGTCCTGTAGGGTCCACCTTTAACACCAACGAAAAATAGGCGCAAGCATATAAAAATAGGCGCAAACCTTTAACACCAAAGAGAGATGAAACAATATCAAAAAGACAGGCTAATTAGAATATTAGCTTGGACAATGGTACTATCAATAACAATAATATTATGGCAAATAATTCTGGAACGGCTGTTCCAACTAGAAACGTAGTTCAAGAAGATGCATTAGCAATAGCTGTGCAACATAAAAGGTGTGGCTTAGCCATATCTATGGGTGTAGGTAAAACTAGAATAGCAATACAGCACCTTCAAAGATACTATGATCAGTTCATACAAGTACTGGTAGTAGTTCCAAAACATTCAGTAGCTCAATCATGGATAGATGAGTTAGGTAAGATGGGATTAGAAGCTTTAGTTAAGCATATCACATTTACTACATACATATCATTAAAAAAGAGAGAACCAAATAACTATGATATAGTATATTTAGATGAATGTCATTCACTTAAATATGTTCATGAGTTATTTCTAGCTAGATTTACAGGTAGAATTCTTGGTCTTACTGGTACACCACCAAAAAACACAACCTCTGAAAAGGGAATGTTAGTACAAAAGTATTGTCCTATTAAATATACATTTACTACGGATGATGCAACTGACTCTAAGATACTTAATGACTATAAGATCATTATACATCAGTTAGAATTGTCTAAGTTACCTTCTTTAAAGAAGAAAAACAAGGCAGGTGGATTCTGGTATACATCAGAAAGAAAAGACTATGATTATGTTACCAATAGACTAGCACAAGCTAATACAGACAAACAAATACAGTTTGGTAGAATTATGCGTATGAGAGCTCTAATGGATTACACAAGTAAAGAAGCATATGTAAAAGGTATACTTAGTAATGTAAGCAGTAAATGTATTGTATTTGCTAATACTCAAAAACAGGCAGATAGAATATGCAAGCATAGTTATCACTCTAAAAATTCTAAATCAGATGAAAACCTTGAGTTGTTTTCTGATGGAAGAATAGATAAGCTATCCTGTGTGTTACAATTATCAGAAGGTGTTACAATACCGGGTCTAAAAGCAGGTATTATTATGCATGCATATGGTAATGAAAGAAAGACAGCACAAAGAATAGGAAGATTACTCAGGTTAAATCCAACTGAGACAGCTACATGTCACATACTTATGTACGTAGGTACACAAGATGAGAAATGGGTGGCTGATGCAGTCAAAGGATTTGATCAATCAAAAATTAAATACTATAATCCACTTAATAAATAACATTATGGGAAGAATGAAAGAGCTCTTTATTGAGCAACAACAAGAATTAGAATACCGTGGTGCACATGATGCAATGATACACGGTTTATCTAGAAAAGCAATAGAAGAATATATAGAAGAAGGTGATACACCTTGTCCTAACTGTAACATGCCAACTTTGTTACGCAATGAATCAAACGCCAAGTGTACTGAATGTGCACAAGAGTTTGTTTATGTTGACGGAGGAGCACTAAGATTTTTGTGATATGGAATTTATAACAAACACAGGAGAAACAGTAGAAGTAGAATATACTTATGATCCAGGAGAACCAGACCAATGGTATGATTCCAATGGAGATCCAGGTACACCAGGTTATGGACCATCAGCAGATATAAAGCATGTTTGGTACACTAACACGGATACTAATGGTAATGAAGTTACCATAGATGTACAACACTTATTAGAAGAAGACATAGAAGAAAAAATACTAGAATATCATGAGCAATAATGAACCTAAAAAAAAAATAGTTAACGGTAAAACATATATATTTGATAACGGCAGATGGGTAAATGTTTATTCATTGGATTTAGATCCACATGACCCAGATTATTTATCATTTGTACCACTAAAAAATCAAAGTGATGAAGAAAGATAACAAAAACATATTAATTTATTCCTCTGCTATAAAAGCAATATCTCATTTAGATAAAGTAGACATACACCCAGGAAGTGATCAAAGAAATATTGATGCAGCTTATCAAAGACTGGAAGATATAAAAACTATATCTAAAATGGCTGTAGATGAAAGTATTGATGAACAAGTAGCTAAGAAAAGAAAATCTGATAAGCTTAAAGTATTTGGAAAAATAAATGATCCTGCAAAAAATCAAGGGAGAAGGAGAGAACAGATAGAAGCAACTGAAACAGTAGCAATTATATCTGTACTTTCTTGTATTTTAATAATTGTTCTGTTAGCTCTTTTAAGATGAAAGATAATTTATACATAAAAGCTTCAGTCAAAGACGGTCAACTACATTTTCCTATTAAAGCAATGGGTACTAAATATAGAAAGTTCTTTGAACAATTAGAAGATGGTTCTAGACTGGAGATTTTTGTTGGTGTAAGTGGTGCTAAGGGTAGTAACCCACAACTAGCACGCTTACATGCAATGATTAGAGAAATAGCACAAGAAATTGGCTACACTTTTGAAGAAGCCAAGATACAAGTAAAAAGATCCGCAGGATTATGTTTTGTAAGAGACAAACAAGAGTATTGTAAGTCTTTTGCAGATTGTGATAAAGATGAGTTGAATTTAGCAATTCAATCATGTATAGAAATAGGAGACTTTAATGGGATGCAGCTTAGATAATTACTTTACAACTTTAAGTTTAGCTTCTAAAGCTTTTATCTCTTCTGAAACGTCTTCACCTGACAGCATTTTTCTTCCAAGGTCTGCTACTTCTTCTTTAGTAGCTGATGTTTTAGTTTTCACTTCATAACCTTGATCAATAGCATTTGATTTAATGGTTTGTAATAGTGAAAATAAAACATAAAGATCACCTTCCCATGGGTCTAACATAATTTTTTCTTCTGGTTCTTTTCCAGAATCATGAGCTTCAACAATTTTGTTAAACTTAATGAATGTATCACCTACTGTTTCAATCTTATCTTCTTCCATTATAGTTTTATTTATAATGGCAGTTAAAGCTGGGATATACCTAGTTGATACAGATATATTTTTTACAGTAGCATTAAAATCCCATGTACTATAGGTTTCAAATTCTGGCTTATCGGATGTTTCAGTAGTATCTGACATAATAAAAGTTTTAACAAATATACTATAAATTAATAAATAAAATGGAAATAGATATAAATATCTTAAGAGATAATTTAAACAGCAAACTTAAAGAAAGTGGCTGGGACCGCATGCTTGCACCATATGTAAATGGTTTAAGCTTTGATCATATAATGAATACATTAATAGAAAATGTAGAACAAGGTAAGCGCTTTACCCCAAGATTTAAAGATGTGTTTAATGGATTTTATGAATGTCCATATGATGATATGAAAGTTGTCATAGTGGGTCAAGATCCTTATCCACAACTAGGTGTAGCTGACGGAATTGCATTTAGCTGTAGTAGAAAAGGTAAAGCTGAAAAGTCTTTGCAATATATACTAAAGCAAACAGTTGGTGATTTCACTAAAACAGGTAGAGTTATGTATACACCAGAAGAATGTGACTTAAGACGTTGGTCCAACCAGGGTGTATTACTAATTAATACAGCATTTACATGTGAGATAAATAAAATTGGTTCTCACTATGGTATATGGAAAAGCTTTACTGAATACATCTTTGATAACATAAATAGACATAACAAAGATACTGTGTTTATACTTATGGGTAAGAAAGCAGAGCAATGGCAAACATTAATTCCAAACTGTAAAATTTTAAAATGTTCTCACCCTGCATCAGCTGCATATAGAGGTGGAGAATGGGACTGTAATGACGTTTTCAACAAAGCTAATCAAGAATTAGAAAAGCAGGGGAAAACTTGCATAGAATGGTAAATTTTATTACCTTTGATAACCCTAAAAAATAATATAAATGGCTAATAACCAGGACATTAACCAGAAGCAAGAGATTGCTGAATTTAAAAAATCTTTTTACACAACTTACGGAGTAAAATTGTATATTTACACTCCTCAAGAAAAAAACAAAAGGATTCCATTAGGTATATTTCATGATAGCGCTTTAGCAGCTCTTCATGAAAATGAACCAAAATTTAGTAGAATTAAAAGCCTACAACATAGAACTAGACTTAGAGATTATCTTGTATATGTACAAGTTATGTCTTACTTAGCTCATAAAGAAGGCCATAGTAAAACTAGTATAGGTAGATTCTTAAAACGCAACCATGCAACTGTTATTAATTCATGTAAAATGATAGACAATGGTTTTTTCAGTAATGATAAAAAAGTTATGGATGCTCATAATAACACTTTAAAACACTTAGAAAAATATGTGGGAACTATTTCAGAAAATACTGAAAGCAAACTTGACTCCAAACCAGAGCTTGATCCTATTTGGTATGAAGCAAAAAATCTCCTTACCAGAGGCAGTAGCAAAGGATAGAGAGGCTCTTGTAAAAAAAGGTTTTCTAGAAATGAAAGAAGACCAATATATAATGACAAATAAAGCCAAAGTAATTTGTGCTACTCTAGATAGTTATTTTATTAAAGCTAAGAAAAAGACTGATATTCAATTAATGGGTAAAGACTTTGTAGAAAGAATAAATAATTATAGAGAAGTATTTCCTGCTAAAAAATTACCAAGCGGTAAACCAGCAAGAAATAATGTCAAAGCTTTAGGAGAAGCATTTAGATGGTTCTTTGAAACATATGATCATACATGGGATGAAGTGCAAAAAGCAACTCAGATGTATGTAAATGAGTATAGAGATGCAGAGTATATGTACATGCAAACAAGTCAATACTTTATATGTAAGCAAGATAAACATAGGGTCAAACATTCTACTTTAGCTGACTACTGTGATATGATAGTAGAAGGTGTAAGTACAGAAGAAGATCACTTTAAAGAAAATGTAGTATAACTAATTAAATAAGTAATATGGGTAAACCAACACCAGCATGGGTGGGCCAGTACACAGCCTTCAATGATGCACTAAAATATATGTATGCTAGGTCAACAGGAGAAGAGAAATCTATTTACACTCCTTGGCCTAAATTTAATGATGCAGCTACTGATGGCTTAGAATGGAACACACTAACTGTTATTGGTGGTAGACCTGGTTCAGGTAAAACTCTTATTAAAGATCAGATTATACGTGAATCATTTATGCTTAATCCTAATGATGACTTTAGAGTTCTTGAATTTCAATTTGAGATGGTTGGTAGAACATCAGCTATTAGAGAATTTAGTTCTATAACCGGTAAAACATATAAAGAATTATGTAGTGCTGGATCTGTCTTAAGTACTGAAGCATTAAACACATGTCATCAATATGCTAAAGAAAGAGTAAAGTATCCTGTAGATATTATATCAACACCCTTGACTGTAAATCAAATGCGTGATCAAATTGATCAGTATATGACTAAACATCAAGGTAAAAAGACTATAATTACATTAGATCATACAATGCTTGTAAAGAGAGCGCCTTATCAAAACAATTCATTAGATATGTTATTTGAATTAGGTGAATTCTTTACTCAATGTAAGAGAGATTATCCTTGTTTATTTATTGCACTATCACAACTTAATAGAAATATTGATAACCCTGATAGAGCAATTGATGGCAAGTATGGTAATTATATTCTTGAGTCAGATATATTTGGATCAGATGCTATGCTTCAGCATGCTGATATGTTAATTGGTATCAACCGCCCGGCTAAACAAAAGATTAGATATTATGGGCCTGATAGATATATAATAGAAAATGATAGGACATTGGTGTTGCATTTCTTAAAAGCTAGAAATGGTGATGCAAGAATGAGTTTTTTCAAAGCAGAATTTGAAAAGATGCAGATTGCAGAAATGCCTACTCCTGGACAACAAGAACGCAGATGATAAGCACTAAAAAATTAAACACAGAAATTATGGGATTAACTCCTGAAGAAAGAAAACAAAAAGTAAATAAATTAAGAGAAGAGCATGAAGACTACTTTCAAACAGTAGGTACTATGCATGCACTGTATATACCAAAGATGGCCTATAGGCCTAAAGGTAAAGATGAATTATATGTATCATTCTTTCCTAGTGAGCTAGAGAAAGATAAAGACATCTACACTGAATTTGTTAGTATAGATTATGATTCTGAAGATCCAAAAAGAACGTTATATTTGCATAGAGCTAATCCACATTGGAAATCAGAATATGAATTAGTTACTTCCAGTTCAGGTTTTCAAAGACATCTTATACCTGTAAGTGAATTAAAAGTTATTAATGATATAACTTCAAGAGGTAATCCTATTATAGAAGAGCCTAAGTTTGTATCAGATATAGGTAAAACATTATTTGATTTACCAAATCCTGATGCAGGTGCAAATTCTGCACTTATAGATAAGCTAGAAGAAATAAATCAAACATTAATCACATTAACTAAAGTAATCAATAAATTCAATAAATAAATCATGGCAAACAGCGTATTAGTAATTGCTGATTCAGGTACAGGAAAGTCAACCTCAATCAGAACATTAGATCCCAAAGAGACTTTCATTATAAACATAGCAAATAAACCTTTACCTTTCAAAGGTTGGAAGAGTAAGTATACTCAGATAACTAAAGATAACCCTAAAGGTAATCTTACCTCAGCTGCTACAGCTCCGGGTATTATTAAGGCAATGCGTCATGTAAATGATAAAATGGGCCATATCAAAACTATTGTTGTTGATGATTGGCAATATATGAGTTCTTTTGAATATTTTGATAGAGCTAATGAAAAAGGGTATGATAAGTTTACTCAGATTGCAGCTAACTTAGCACAAGTTGCTAAGCTACCTAAAGATCTTAGAGATGACTTAACTATCATTTTCTTAACTCACTCAGAAGAGTCAACTGATATTAATGGGAATAGAAAAATTAAAGCTAAAACTGTTGGCAAAATGATTGACAACACTTTAACTTTGGAAGGCTTATTCTCAATTGTTTTATTTGGAAAAGTAAATAAAAATGATGATGGTGAACTTGAATATGGTTTTGAAACTCAAAACAATGGAGAGAACACATGTAAATCACCAATGGGTATGTTTGAAGATAGATTTATCAAGAATGACCTACAATTTGTAACAAGTTGTATTGAAGAATACAACAAATAAACTAATAATTAAAAAAAGTAAATTATGTTAAGTACTAAAGACATGTCTGCCGGATCAGGCGGAACTAAACCAGTAATTGGAACAGGAAATCAGAAAGTAAAAATCAATTCTATTACCTTTGATCAAACACCATATGATGCAGATGCATACAATATTACATTACATGTAGAAGGTGAACCTATTGAAGGAGAGTTCAATGGTTTTCTTAAAGATGTTAATAATGTAAATGGTCCACGTTATGAAGGTCAAGTTGGTAGAGTAAGATTTTCTCCATATCCATTTAAAGATGCTACATTAGCAAATGGTAATGAAATTAGCCGTGATACTGAAGTTTTGAAAGCAATGGTCTTTTTGGCTGAAGTTGTTGGCAAAAGAGATGAGCTTGATGCTATTGAGGCAGGAACAATTGAAGACTTTATGATGAAGGCTGCAAAGATTTGTTCAGGCACTGGCTATATTAATGCTTGC